CGATCCAAGATCAGTCCTATACGCGTACGCAGGCATCCATCACGGTGGGTCCACCAAATTTCTTCAAGCGTAAGATGCCTTGGAGGAAGTTCCAACGTATGCGGTGTCAGTGGGACTGGGAAAATCGGTTTGTCGATGGTAACGGCTGCGGCTACCCGTCCGATGAATTCGACGATGATACGACTCAGAATTTCAAGGTAGGTGCGCTACTTACCGAACAGGTTCGGCGCTTCGGGTGGCGCACGCTCAATGCAGCGAATGCCGTAGCGTTCGACGCGAATGTTAGTCAGCTCCAGGCGCTCGCCATCAATGTGGATGTCGAAAATGCCGGGTGGTCTGGGACGGTCCAGGACGCCCCGTTTGTCTTCAAGATCGTGACTAGTGATTTTGCTGTAGTTACCGAGTGCGTACTTACTGGTTCCTCGAGTAGTTTTCTTGCTGGGATACTCTGCGTCGATCCGACCAACCTATCTACGTGGGTGCACCTGGGTCTTACACGAGAGTCCGATGTTGATATGGTGAGGATTTGGAGTTCTAGAGGTGGTGTATTGATATCGGGGGATAGCGCGGAGACGACAGCGTCATTCCTGCGTCTTGTGCGACAGGGGGATGTCTTTACCGGTTCCTATTCCATAGATGGGGTTGTTTGGACCTCGCTTGATTCGGAGACTGTGACCATAGATACCGTGGCGCGTATCGGCCTATGCGTGTCGTCCAGTCCTGTAGAAAGCGGAGTTGTTGGTGCCGAGTTTTCTCGATTCAAGTTTCTTTCTGGTGGGGTCGCGACTTGTGACAGGACTCTTGATTCCTGTCAGGAGCGTGGTAACGCGCATAGAATCTTTTGCTTTCCTGGAATTCCGAGGATCTGATGGCGGAGATCACGCAACTTTCAGCGCTCGCGAGTGAGTTCCCAGAGGCCACTGTCGCCTATGACGAACTCTTTAATCTCGCCTATCGGCTGGATGGTCGCGGATCGGATGGCACGATTGATTGTATCGGGATTGTTATAGAAATCTTTCGACGCGCCGGACTTGGTCTGCCGGACCCCCGGCTGATCGGAAGAGGTGTCATTGAGTTCCAGGAACTCTTCGAGTCGATCATCGAACCCGATCGACTTTACGATCTTGCGTTTGTTGGTGGCATCCATTGCCATGTCCTGATCGTTGTGCGGCCTGGAGTGGCCATTAGCTCGAAAGCCAAGACTGGAGTTTATACTCAGAGCGTCGCGAGGCTGAGGTGTCTGTCCAACGTGGAGTTTTTCCGTGTCCGTAGCGACCGACTTCCCTGAACTCGTCACAGTGCGAGCCATCGACAACGTCCTCGACAAGACGTCGAGGAGGGTATGGGATGCTGTCGCGAAGCGGCCTGTCTGGGATTACGTGCCTGAGGATTGGAGAACGAATGCTCAATTGCGTATCGTTCACAGTGGGCTCAACGGGACTCAGGTCTTGGAGATCAATGAGGCCAAGCTGACGATCTCTGCGCCGGGTGATGAGATCCTGTTATACATCGTGCCAGCCGCGCTGCCATTCATTCCGTTCCTTATTCTTACGATTGCCATGGCTGGGATCAGTGCGGTGGTCAGCGCACTTTCGGCCCCGACACTCAAAGATTTCGGTGGCGATCTTGAGGAGTCACCGACTTACGGATGGGATGCGATCTCCAACACTGTACGGCCTGGGACACCAGTTTCGATTGTCTATGGGACTCATCGTGTTGGCGGCCACATCATCCAACAGCATCAGAGAGAAGCGAGGAACGGGGACGCGAAGACTGGAGAACTCAACACACTGATTGCGGTATGCTCGGGTCCAATAGATTCGATCTCGGATGTGCGCGTGGATAAGAATCCGATTGCGTCTTACGGAACTGCAATTGTTGAAAGTCATGTGGGGAACAATCGTCAGGCATGTATCGAAGGATTCAACGACACGATCACGTTAACTCCCTACGATCGTGAGATTCTTTTTGGGGACACGGACGACAAGCGCATCTCGGTTACTACAGTTACCGAAGTGGATTCCTTTGAGGCGATTTTCCGGTTCCCTGGTGGATTGTGTTCTGTGGGGGAGCGTGGGCAATATGAGCAGAAGTCGGTAAAACTCAAGGTTGAGTACAGAGAATGCGGTACAGATTACTGGATACTGTCCGAAATCTTTGACGTTCAGAAGCGGACACAGAATTCGTTTGATTATTATCATGAGCGGCGAGGGATCCATAGGTCTCGGTATGACATCCGTGTTACTCGCATGACGCCTGATGACTCTGAGGCAACCGGAACCAGTGTGGTCCATCTCCTTGCTGTCAATGAATGCCTGGACGATCTCGGATGTACGTATCCACGCATTGCGCTTTTTGGAGTGCGTCAACTTCCGACGAATCAGATTTCTGGTAGCGCGCCAGAGTATGACTGCCTGGTCAAGGGAAAGAAGGTCAGGATCTTCACCGATCTGACGACATATACTGTTGCTTGGAGCGACAATCCATCGTGGTGTACGCTCGATTTCTTGACGAATCCATTCGACGGTCTCGGGACCTGGGTCAAGGATTCCGATGTAGATATCCAGAGCTTCATTGACTGGGCCGCGTTCTGCGACATTCTGGTCGCAGAAGACATCAGGGGCATACTAGAGAAACAGTTTCGTCTGAACATCGTACTTGATGGTAGCATGACAGCCATCGAGGCTATTCATCAGATGTGCGTTACGGGTCGCGCTAATTTCATGCTTAAGGGGACCAAGTGGTCTGTACGAGTTGACAAGCCCGAGGAGCCTGTTCAGCTTTTTACGATGGGGAGAATCCACCGCGACACGTTCAGTGTTGCCAAGACCTCTCGCGCGAATCTAGCGAACTACTTCGTTGCTCAATTTTGGAACGAATCAAACGACTACGAGCAGGACTCGCTTCCACTCGAGGACTCATCACTCCTCGAGGGCGCGGAACAGATGGAGAAGACCGTTAACCTCGTCGGTACGACGAAGGCTTCGCAGGCGAATCGTCTCTTGCTTTACTACATGCTTTCCAGCCGTTTGTCTCGGCGAGTAACGGAATTCGAGGTCGGAACCGAGGCCCTCATGCTTGAGGCTGGCGATGTCTTCAAGCTCGCTCACGACGTTCCTGGATGGGGGCAGTCCGGAATCCTATTGGACGTTGACTCTTCCAGGAGCACTCTGATACTCGACAGGGACGTTACGATTGAGTCCGGTAAGATTTACGAGCTGACGGTGATCCATGATACGGACGCTATCGATGTCGTGTACGTGACGAGCAATCCGGCTACAACGAATCGGATCCAGGTGTCTGGTGAATGGTCAACGACTCCGGCACGTGGGACTCACTACTCCTTCGGCGAGGTCGAGCGGTCCACGGTTCTCTATCGTTGTATCTCGATCACTCGTGCGTCCAAGCCATGGCTACGGAAAATTCGAGCCACGCAGTATGATGTGGCGATTTACGGAACCGACCTCACGGTGCTGCCCGACGAGAGCCCCACGTGGCTCCCAGACGAGAGGAAGATACCCCCCGACGTACGCGACCTGCGACTTGTGGAGCGCGAGGTTTACGCGGAGGACGGGACCCTGTCGGCAGCTATCGATGTGCACTTCACGCTTCCCGCTGTAGCCATGGCGCGTGCACAAATCTTCTGGCGGACTACAGGCCAAACCGCATGGGAGCCTGCTGGAGCTCCTGTGGACTTCGGATACTTTTCGATTACGCAGGAGGTGCGGTCTCCAGGCGCGAGTTACGAAATTAGTGTCGTGACACTCAGCGGAAATGGAAACCGAAAGCATCCAGACGATGGGGTGCGGGCATCAATAACGACTACCGGGACCCTGCGTAGACCCGACAACGTTGTAGGTTTCATCGCGGATCGGACTCTCGAGGGCTTGGTTTTTTCCTGGCAGCCGATCGACGAAGCGAGGAACTTCGATCTTGCATACTACGAAATTCGCCAGGGCCCAACGTGGGACACCGCCATAAAGCTCGGCCAGACTAAGGATACGACGCTCGCGACCATCGTTTTCGTTAAGGGCACGCAGACGTTTCTTCTCAAAGCGTTCAACACGGCTGGCAGGAATTCTCCTCGCGCAGCGCAGCTTGTCATGCTAGTGGACGGACGTATCGGCGAAAATGTTGTCTTCAATCGTCAGGAGGACAACACGTGGACTGGACACAAGGAAGCATTCACGGTCAACGACGGGACGCTCCTACTTCAGACTACAGCATCGATTGTCGCATGGCTGGCAGCTCCGCGTCAGAGTGCGCCGCTGCGGTCGCAACTTGTTCCGGGTGGTTATGGATCCGGCTTTCGGATGACTGGCACCTATACTACGGATATCTTCGCAATAGCTGACGAGCCCCTTAGGTCTTTAGTCGCGACCGAGCTGGAAGCAAGTCAGCTTGATGTTGATTTCTACTGGACTGCTTCCGGAGTCGCGGACAAAAGTTGGGACTCGGACTTCGCCAGGGCTCGCAAGTGGGGCGAGGTCCCTGAAGGCAAGGTCGCAATCAAAGTCGAGATGCGATTCTCGACAGCGAGTGCGAATGATTCTGACTTCGGGCCATGGCAAGAGCGGGCGCAGAATATCGAGGTTCTGGCTCGGTGGGCGCAGGTCCGGATCATCGTCACCGTGACTGATCCAGCCTACACCGCGCGAGTCACGAAGCTTCGCGTTGCTTTCGACGTGCCGGATGTCGTCGAGGGCGGTAGTGCCACTACGAGCGTCGGAGGTACGGTAGCAGTGGCTTTCGCAAAGGCCTTTAACGCCGAGCCGAAGATCTCGTGCACAGTCATCGGCGCGACTGCCGGTGATGAGATTTTTGTCACTGCCAAGTCGAAGACCGGATTTACGTTATCTGTCAAGAATGGCGGGACTTTCGTAACGCGCACAGTCAACTACACAGCAGTGGGGTACTGACATGACACAGGCATTCCACCCGATCGAAGGTACGGATCTCCTGGGAGATTCCTGGGAAGACATTAACGATACCTCGGAGACATTGGCGACTGGATTCTCTGGATCTACAGCACCAGCGAGTCCGCTCCCGTACCAGACTTGGATCGACACTGGTAACCAACTCGTGAAGGAGCGCAACTCCGCTAACGATGCCTGGATTGTCGTGGGTGTCGTCGGTCAAGTGTACCATGGGCTTCTCTCTCGCGCGGGAGGGATCATGGCCGGGGCTATCGATATGGGCGGCTCTGCGATCACGAACGTAGGCCTCGGTACCGGGACGTCAGTGGCTCGAGCACAGGAATTGTCCTTAAAGGCTGATCTTGTGGCTCCCGCGCTGCAGGGCGACGCGACGGTGGATCAGGATCCGGCGGGGAACACTTCGCTTGTGCGACGTTCATGGGCAGATAGCCGATATCTGAAGCTTGTTGGCAACACAATGACTGGTCCTTTGTTACTTTTCCAGAATGCTTCCAACGCCATGGAAGCGGTTCCGAAGCAACAACTGGACGCTGTACTGTCGGTGAGTTCAGGCCATCGTCATGACGGAACCGACTCTAGGAGAGTCCTCGCCACGGCCCTTAGTAGCGGAGCACAGGCAGCCAATTGCATGCTGCACTGCGATGGAAGTGGGAATACGCTTTGGGCAAAAGCAACTCAATCAATGCTTAATCTATCCTACATTGAAATCACCGGGATCAGCGCTTATGACCCAGTAGACTATCTACTGACTGGAATTGGTAGTATCTGTTTTTTGCCGGTTCTAACGCGATGGTCGGGAGAACCAGATAATCCACTTTGGGATCTTAAATTTTTAGGTCTGGTGAAAAAATCCTCAGGACTCTATGCAACCATGCAGGGAGTCGGATCTGCCCGTTTTTACTATATGACAGCATAAAGGAGATAAACATGGCTGGACTTAACGTGGCAGTGAACTTCTCGAATGTGGCGTGCGTGGTTGGTAGCTGGAAGACAATCTGCGGGGTTACGGCTCCGACTGGCTCGGGCCTCCAGCAGATGCTTCGTGTGAAGTCATTCTCTTTGGCATTCGATGGAACCGACGGAGTCGCGAAGCCTCTTGAGTACAGGCTCGTGAGGGCGACGATCAGCACTGGAACCAACACGACGGCTACGGCATACAAGCTCTGTAACTCTTTTGGCGCGACACCTAGGACCGTGGGTCATGTGAATTACACCGTGGAGCCGACCTACGGCGGGTCGGCAATCGACGACACGACGCCGCAGTTCTTTCGTGGCCTGGTCCATCCACAGGGAGGGGTTATTCGCGAGGTAACCTTCGATGAGGTTATTGTTGAGCATGGGACCGACCTTGTGCTCCAAGTGAAGATTCCTTCTGCAGGCTCTATCGTCAACGCCACGGGGTGCATAGTGGTAGAGGAGTGACATGTGTCCTCTGAAAGAACGGAACGATGGTGGGCCAAGTGGGCAGGGCAACTCATTGTCGCTGCAATTGCAGCCAGTGGGGTATCTATCGGTACTCGTCAGTACGATATGTCGGAGCTTTCGTCTGTCAGACAGGAGCTGCGAAGTCATGAAGATAATGATAAAAGCATTCATGATAGTCTTTCTCTCCTTCTCGCTGTCGATAATGGTGGGTTTTGTGATTCGCGCATCTTCCATGCAGTTGCTGAACAGATCAGCAAATCCATCGAGCCACTCCAAACCCGAGAGTCTGCAAGGATCTGGCGTCTCCGATTCCAACAACTCAACCGCGACCTCACACTCCCCGCAGGAGACTGACGGATGACGGTTCCAGCCTTTACGGTTTACACAGGCGAGACACCGGACTTCAAGGCGCATCCTCGGCTCCTCTTTCGTCACGTAGACAAGGCTGCGCTTACGGCCCGG